CCTGCTCATTACCATAATCGTAACCACCAACAAATACACCAGCATTACTCACATTAGTAGTAAACACAGATTGTGTTGCAGGTCCATCTGTCATTAGTGGCCAGAATCTTGACCTTTCGTATATATTTTCTGTTATTGGTTCTGGGAATAGGGCATACCCATCAATATATTTCAATAATTGAGTACTTACCTTTTGTGAAGATGTTACATAAGTTAAACCATCAAAATATTCCCAATACCCAACTCCTTTTGCATATTTTACATTAGATGGGTTTGATTCTAATAAATCTGTTAGTGTAGAGTTTAGTATTCTACTTACATCAAATATACCAACATTGGATTCGTTTGGATATTTTACAAGTGTATATTGTGGTGTAGAACCTGATGCTGAAGGTAATCCAGTCCAATAGTATAAATCCAATATATACTGAAACGAAGATGATGTATATACCGGTGTATCCTCTTCCAATGTAATTGCCATTGGGGATTGTGCTAAACTTACAATTGTTGGTTCTTGGTTTATATATAAAGCCATAATCAGAAATCATTTATATATTTAACCACCTTATACGAAAAAGTATGTGATGGTTATTTCGCTCTCACTGCTTCTCTTAATTCTTGAGCAATTGATTTACCTACATCCTTTGTATATTCTTTGACTGCTTTTTTAACAGAAGGGTCTTTGTATGCTTTTGCAGCATAATCAAAATGTTCAGGATACCTTTTTTTAATGGTAGCAGTTGTACCCTTTCCCTTTCCGTATGGTTTATTCCAATACTTACCGTAAGTGGCACGTGGAGGAGCAAAATATAGTGTTATTTGAGCACCACCTTTTTTATCAAACTTAACCATTCTATCTGGCGTATTGTAAGAACGCAAAGTATTACGAAGATTGCCAGTATCACGTGGTGCCAGTTTAGAAGCTACATTACGGATTTGTTTTGCAACATTCTTTAATGGTAATTTAACTTTTGATATTGCCATTAACAGACAGGATTAGGATATGAGCCAGCTGGTAATAAATCGTATATACATCTAGGTCTATCGTTATGTACTACTAAAGTAAATGTAGCCACATGTCCTGCTAATCCATTATTAAAACGGTCTTGGAATGGTTCACAAATTATATCACCATCAATATCAAATGAAGCTACTGAATATTGTGTAAAGGATGTCAAATCATTTATAATACCTAAAGTATTTGCAAGAATATCAATTGTATCATCTACACCATAAAACGGAATAGTTTGTTCGTTTGTAGTACCATCCGATTCATTATCCTTATTCTTAATCTTATCCGCAATCACTAATTGTATTTCATGTAGAGTTGTAGAATTAGATATAGTACTACTCAATATATTGATATTACCTAATGGATACATAGGGAACTCTCTATCATCAACTTCTTGTAATTCACCAGTTGTTACTTTTGTAAGTTGTGGATGATTACTCATTATTGTTTCAAAGTAATCTAACGCATTATAATATAATGTGTAATTTACTCCTTGATTATATTGTAGAAAGCTCATAGTATATTATAATTGGATTCCACCAAAGTACTGATTTGTTTGGTCAGGATATATTTGTGTTTGATTACCAACACTTTCTAGGTATTGTGGTATATTATTACTATAAGATATTAAGAAGTTTTGTAATCTTAAAGCATAGTAATCGGCATTAGTTCTTGCTTGCGCTTGTAGGTAATCTATTTCAGATTTAGATGGTGCTACACCTTGTTCTGATTGTTGTTTAACTGCTCCATTACTCTTAAACTGAATAGAAGAGAATGGAATATATTCCGTACACGCATACCAGATAAGAGTTGGTTTAATATGGTCTTGCATTAAATCAAGATATATTCCAGTAAATGGAGTTTGTGTTTCAATTTGTAAACTCAAATAATCATACAATACAGTTCCCAATAAGTTCTTTAGGTATTTTACTTGTGCAGTATACATAAATGGAAGGAGAGCATCAGCATCAATAGCACCCTGTAATGGAGTATTTTTGATTATATCGTTTCTTGTAATAAAAAGGGCAGTTGCCATATCTTATATTTTTTGGGTTGTATATTCTTTCTTAAAAAACGCTCCACTCAATCCATACTCAAATTTCTCAATTGGTTCATCTGTAGTTATGTTTTGAGGGTCTGCATCTCCACTATCTTCAGTAGTTGCTGGGTTTTCCATTTGTTTATCAGTTTCTTTAGCAACTTCATCTACAGTTTGTCCTGTCTCTTCTGCTTGTTGAGATAGGATTGCCAATGGAGTTAATTGCTCAAAGTATAATTCTACATCATCGTATCCACCATTTGATAATGCGTAATCCAAAGTATTTAGTATAATATTTTGGAATGGTGCAATCGTCATAGTTTGTAAGATAGAGAATGCCGTTTTCATCTCTTCACTCTGTGAACTAAATCCATTATTTTGAGTTCTAACACCAAATAGTAATGGAGATGTTACTCTATGTGATACAAGGATTCTATCTTGTGCGTATTCAGCTACATAACTAAACTTCTCATGTAGATTATCTATTTGGATAATATCAATAGTTGGTTTAGTTGCTGGGTCATCATTGAATGATAACATAAACTTACCTGCATTATTAGTGCCTGTAAATTTAGCGTATAGTAAATCTTCTATCGTTTGTCTTTCTTCAGGTGCTGGGATACCACTATTCATATTCAACATCACCATTGGTAAGAAACCATTTAGAATATTGTTGGTATGTAAATTACTCAATTCTCCTTCTACTATAGCATATTGTAATGATGATACCCAATCAGGCAGAGAATAATAATAAAGATTTGGAGTATAGTTCTTAATCCAAAGTAATTCCATCTTTTCATTTGATGTTTCAAATGCAGGTATTCTCTTTTTATCCCTAACCTTTCTATGGTCATTCCAATCAGTACAATAGTAATAGTTCTGTATCTTTGGATTATCGTATATCTTTTCAGCACGAAGTGTTTGTACTGGCACGTGATAGAACTTAATTATCTTCGTATGGTCATCATTCCAATAGACTTGGAGTGCAGCATTACCAAATAATTTCAAATCAAATGCTGCCCTCTTAACATCCTCCTGTGGAAGAATTCTTTGTAGTGTTGTATTGAACTCTTCCCGTTTAGAGTATACACCCTTACCAAAGATTAAGTCAGCAATACCTTCTATACAGGCTGCAGTAGTTGTTGATTGATTGTATGCAATATTAACTGCATCAAAAAAATCATCGTGTCCATGAATACCAAACGGAATCCATCCATATCTCGTTTTAGTATCTTCAGTAATAATTGGTAAAGCATTATTACCACTTACATTAAAAACGGATAAATTTACTTCTTTCTTCATATTCTATTTTTTTTATTATGGACAACCTGGTGTATTATCATTTAATACACAACCTGCTCCGTTTATTCTTAATGTTCTACCTGCAAAAGTCATATCTTGGAAACCACTGCCTGATATATCAAATGGCATTACAGGAGATGCAACATTTCCAGGTTGTGTTACAAATTGTAAACTACCACTTACTCTTGTTCTATATTGTGTACCATTTAATGCTCCACCAGAACTACAAGGTCTCTGTGAATTTCCGGTGAAGAAATATACTTGCACTGGATTAAGCAATGTCCATTGAGTTCCGTATGGTGTAGTACATCCTGAATCAGAACTCATAAATAAATTATAGTCATGTATTGCAACTTCAGTAATGTTACCATTTGTAGAGCCACTTAAACACACATCAAATCCCATTCCACCAACTTGTCTTCCAAAGAAGAAGTTTGCATCAATTCCTACAGGTGCAGCCGTTGTAGTTGTAGTTCCTGCAGTTGTTGTAGTTGTAGTTCCTGCAGTTGTTGTAGTTGTAGTTCCTGCAGTTGTTGTAGTTGTAGTTCCTGCAGTTGTTGTAGTTGTAGTAGGAGCTAATGTAGTTGTAGTTGTAGATGTTGTACTCGTAGTAGTTGTTGTAGGAGCAGCAGTTGTAGTTGTTGTAGTTGTATTTGGATTGAGTATAATATATTCATTACCACTATCAAAAGATATTACATCCCCATCTAATGGTATTTGGTTTATATAATCAGCTTTAGCAGGTGATTGTGCAGCAAAGACCTGAAGGGAACCATTCCATATATCAGTTGTTCCGTTTGATAATCTTACTCTAAACTCCTGTCCTATATAGGCATTAGCTATACTTGCAGTAAATGAAGCTATACTCTCACAAGGAGAATATGATGCTGAAACTATTGAGGCAGTAGAATTAGTTTGAGTCAACATATCTTGCAATGACATTGTAAATGCCGTAGCAGTAGTTTGACTCGTTCTTATTGTGTATCCGTTACCACCAGGTATAAAATAGGTAAGCATTATCTCTAATTAGTTTAGTTACTACTATATTTAACATCTAATAAACTCAAAATAGTTAAAATAAAAAAAACCCCTACATTTCTGTAAGGGTTTTAATATATTTGTGAATATACTGATTAGTCGTTAGTTCCGTACACTACTGTATAGTTAGCAGTTAAACCTGCCAATGGATTTGCGGTAGTTGAACCAGATAAGAATTGAGCTGGT